ACGCTTCACGGACAACGGCCTCCGCTTTATGGAGATGCAACTCCCTAAGGTCGGTAATTCAGGCGGCGACGTACCGATCATGGTTGTGCCGAACCGTGCTGCCGGTGAGAGCTTTGACGTGTTTCAGCCTGGGGCGCGGCTTCTGATTAGCGGTCGTATGTACCCCAGTCGCCAGGACTACAAGATGTACATCGTACCAAACCAGGCGTTTGTTCTGGTGAACGACAAGAATCTGCAGGTAAACCGGGTAAACATCTCCGGTAGCGTCGGTTACATCCCCGATCAGGTGAAAGAGGATCTGTTTACATTCACCGTAATGTGCTCGGCTCCTGCCCAGATGGTTCTTGGTCACAACTGGGAGGACAGCCTCAGTTTCCGTATGGAGAGCTGGGGTGAAGACGCTCGCCGCTTGGACAAGATGCTCCATGTTGGGCGCCAGGTCAGTGTGGAGGGAATCTTAAGGTACAACACGTGGACGGCGCAAGACGGTAGCCAGCGTGGTTCCTATCAGATCCGAGTCCGTGCTGGACTTTATGCGGCGTTCGGTAAGAACAAGAAACTAGTAGACTTGGAGGGAGCGAAATCTGGAGAAAGTGTTAAGAAAGTTGAAGCTCCGCCAAAGGTACAGCTTCAGCAGGAGCCACTCAATACAGCCCCTTGCTCCGTCAACACAGACGAGATCCCTTTTTGATCAGCTATCCTAATGTCCAGTTAAGTGCAAGGGTCTTGCATTTAACCTAGGATCGGATCGGTGATGGTTCTGCCGTAGCAACTTACTGCGGCTTTCTTCCTTGGGTCGGCACCAGCCTGGTGTTCAAAGCCAGTGTCTGTTCGGGTTCAACTCCTGTTCCGAGGACCAACCACATCAACTTGACTGTAATGTCTATTCTTGACCGTTACCTGAATACTGAAAAGTATCAAGGGATTATGCGTGACTTCTGTAACGCACAAATCCTGAACGATAAAACCAAGTGCGGACTCTTTCTTAAAGAGAACGTACTGTCCCGCATTGGCTGGAACGCAGAAGTTTCTGCTTTCCCCGACGCTGAAGAGTATGAGCACACCTACAACAACGGTGATTCCAACAAAGGTCTGTTCTTTAAGACACCTCGCATGGTGATCCTTCACTGTGGCTTCCGTAAAGACACCACCTTTATTGAGAACTCTGACAAGGCCGGCATCGAAGGGATCTATCCCCGCGACTCATTCCTTTATGACGATTGGGAAGAAAAAAATCCCGGAAAGCCAAGCCCCTACAAGCGTCGTCGCCTCATCCTCATGTTCCTTGTGAACAAGGATGGCACTGCGGTTCACAAGAAGCCGCTGATCCTCTCCCTCCACGGGGGTGCTTCCAACATGTTCTGCGATGCTTACGGCACGTTCATCGAACAGTTGGAGTCGGCCTTTGCTGAAGCTACCGGCCAAAAAGGTAGCGTCGGCTTTGACCCCAAGCAATCAGCAGCTGCCATTTTTACTCCAACATTTGGCGCTGAACTTTATGGCACTTCGGCTAAGAGCTGGATTTCCTATCCCAAGCAGTGGGTTGTTCCTACAGCAAAAACCATCGAAAATTTCTTCCCTAAAAATAACGAAGATATCGACTTCGTTGAAGACGTGTGGGAGACCTGTCCTCCGACGGTCTATGCTAAGCCGTTCTTCGAACAATGCGAGAAAGAAATTGGAATCAATGCTATCCGACCGGGCGTGGATTTCACACTCCCGCCGATCAATGGCGGTGAGGGAACTCGCTCGCTGTTAGGCGCCAGGGATGCAGATACAGGTGAAATCACCCTGTAGGTGCTAGCCTGCTAACGGAATGTTGAGCCGGGCCTTCGGGTCCGGCTTTTTTATTCTTCGTATCGGGTCCTGATCGTCCCGCACTCCAGGTTGGCCAGTCGCTTGACAAGACCACGGATGAACGTTTGGCGCATCACAGCCAGCTCTAGCAACTTGATCGCACCCTCCTTCATCACCTCAAGACTTGTAACGTTTTCTAATTCTTGCTTGATCTTTGCTAACAAAAACTTATCTTCCAGTGTCTGTTCAAATTCTGCGCCTTCAAACGGAATCTCAACAAGATCAAATGCCATTGATCCCAAACGTAGTCACAATAGTCTAAGCCGATACAAACCTTAATCAAGTATCAACGGTTACAGGGCGTAGCAATCTGCTACAGGCTTGACACCTGACCCAAAGAAGCTAGACTGTCACTGGTTTTTCACCGCACACAACCATGGCCCAAAAATCGTCCAGTGGCATCCAGCACAAAGAGGGCGTCCCCAAGCGCACCTCCATTGGTCAAGGCCGTCGCAAGCGTGGCTCCTGGAAGGTGCAACGCAAAAAACCAATGCGCGGACAAGGTAAAGGTTAATCAAAGAGGGTGCAGGTAGGCAGGCTGCATTAAACGTGAAGTCCCCAGGCTCTGTCCAAACTTCCGCCCTACATCAATCACGCACGCACATCACCATGGCTGACAAACTTTCATACGTTCAAATTGCTGAACAGATCCAACACATCGGCTTCCTCAGTGACATGCCGGAGCTGGACGACGATGATCGCTCCAGGATGCAGAAACACTTACAGGACCTGGCTTCCCGTCAGGAGAGTAAGTTTGATGGCATCATCGGCATGATCAAGAAGTGTGATGCCTACATCGCCGCTCTTGAGAATGAGATGACTGAAATCAAGCAGAACTTAGATGCTTGGAAGAAGAACAAGGAGATGATGACCAACATCATCAAATTTGCTTACCAGAAGGAACTTATTAGTAACAAGCCAACTGGGCTCAAGTACCAGGGGGTGTTCAGGAAGGTCAAGCCTCGCCTGGTGGATAATTTTTCCTGCTGGGAGGAAGAGGAGATTGAGGAATTTGGATTGCGTAAGACCACCACGATCACGCGCATCAAAGACGATGCCATAGTGGAGGTCAAGCAGGAGGACCTACCGGACAAAGATCGGGTACGCGAAGAGCTTGCTGCCGACACCGGTAAGGCACCGACAGCATCTCAACTTATTCCTGGTTACAGTTTCACCTACGAAAGGAGGAAACGCCTAGCCGGTGATTGATTTCTACTTCTTAGGCAAAAGAACCTTCAGTACCTTAAGGATCAATTGAACCCAGGTATTTTCTTTGATCGGCAAAAGGCCGATGATTTCAGAGCCAGCGCCATAAATAATGGCGATGATGGCAACAGTGGAGGGATCCATGGATCTCTTGCAATTTACTTTTATTTTATCATCAGCATTTATGTTGCTAAAGATCAGTATCGCACGCATTAAAGCCGCTTATGTATGCGTTGCTGAACATAACCCGCTGGTTTGTTTCGCATTCCCCCGCCTGCTCGACACCCGCACCTAAAGAGGCTATCCTGTGTTTGACTCCATTTCTCTGGACATGTCCAAGTACTACCAACAAGACTTTGAGGGTTTCCTCGAATCCTTCAAGGAGGAGGTCGATGCCCAGTTGGCGATGATGAAGATCCTTGATGAGCAGATCATCTATAAGGATCTTCCTCCAGTTGGCAGGACCAGGGAGCTGTTCCGTATGATCGATACCATCGGTTACGCAGCAGACCATCGTTACAAGAAAAAAAATAACATCGTCGAGAATGATTTCGACTATGTTACTTACTTCAAAAAAGAAGACATGTTAACTGAAATGCGCAACATCCTGAGGGAAGAAGTTGCTGCTTTCTTTAGCCGGGACAAAACCAATGACTGAACGTAAGACTTGGCTTTGTGACATCGATGATGACGGCGTTCTTACCTTTCCTGATGAACTCGTAGAGCTTCAAAATTGGAAGGAAGGTGACGAAATTAACTTCGACATCCTTCCTGACGGCACACTTATTCTTACCAAAGTAGAACCCAATGAATCTGAAGACGATCAAGGAGAACCTAGTACGGAGGCTGGCGACTAACTACGTCGCCTACATGGGGCAGAAAGACATCGATCCTGAGTGGCTGGAGGGTTACTTCCAGGCCAAGAAGGATGCAGATGCTTTTCTTTCCCAACTGCAAATTTACGAACCTTACAACGATGACTAGACAATCCCTCTATGAGCTTATTGAGAATGCTTCGCAACAACAGAAGCAGGATCTTGCCTGGGTCGGCAACCTCTTTAAAAAACGTATTAAAGAGTTGATGGAAACAACTGTAAAATACGAAGCTTGGCTCAAGACACAAAAGGATTCTCCAGATGAAAACTCCTAAAGCACCCACGCCTCTTCAAATTTTTAAACAATGGAAAAAGTATGAACTTGCATCAGATAAAGCAAGAGTTGAAAAAAGTTTGTTAGATAATATGGTTTGTGAATCTGTAAATGTTGATCACACTCGTATTACAGTGGATGGTTTTATTTACGAATTGAATGTTAGAAGAGGTAGCTATAGTTGGAACTCAAGTCTTGACATAAAAAGACTTGGTTCTGTAGAGGAATTTGCAAATTTAATCAAATGAAAACTAAGACCAAAAAACAAAGCCAACCAGATGTTGTCTGCATCAGCTGCGGGCGCCTCTACGGAAAGTGGTGGCAGAACGATGAGTACTCAGGCCCAGAACACCATGTAGCAACTTTCTACTCTGAAGATTGTGACGTGTGTGGTGCTCATGCCAACTGTACTGAGGCCAGGGATTTTGGATACTTGGTCCCGGCTTGGACTGAGCACGCTGCTCTGACGCTAAAGTGAACTTAAAGCAGCGCGGTTTGGTAATCACGGCCACTGCGCTGCTTCTTTTTCTTGCATTTATTTGGATAAGCGTTGGCTATTCTTACTCAACGTAGAATAGTATTAACGCGGAAAAACTTGTGACACTAGGCGAAAAGTTATCTGACCTAGTTTCTAAACAACTAGGTACTTGGAAATTTATAAGTATATTGTCCACAATCACGGCATTCTGGATTGGTTGGAATGTATACGCACCTAAAAATAAAAAATTTGATCCGTTTCCATTTATAGCTTTAAATCTTACTTATAGTTTTCTAAGTGCTTACACGGCACCGATTCTTTTGATGTCATCAAGTCGTGCATCGGAAGCAGACCGTAAAAGATCAGTAGAAAATCTTAACATTGATCGTGCGGATCACGCTCGTATCGACTCCATGCTACAAAAAATTAAAGCAATGGAGGAATCGCTATTTGAAGCTGTGCTCCACAAAGAAGATGCTAGTGGGCGTCAGCCTTGTGCTGTTTGTTCGGATTGTGGTACCAAGTTTGGTCTTTGGTACGACTCTAATGGCGAATACATTGGTCCACAGACCCATTTCTCGACATATAAGACGACAACGTGCGAGGTGTGTGGCAAAGTGAAACCCTGCACCGAAGCGCAGGATTATGGCAACTTACGGTTGGGTTGGAAGAGGGAAGTTAATTAAATCGTTTCATACCAGCTGAAGTCGGCAAGTACGTTACAAGTGCTTGTTACTGGGGTTATCATCAAAGTCAGTACATCGGAAACACCAGCAATAGTTCTCCCAAGTTGGAAATTGAAATTGTTAAGCCCGCTAAGGGACAAAGTTTGAGAACTTTGGATATATCCTGCTGAAACAATGTTGCCCCCAGTTACGGCAGTAGCTGTGATGTTGTAATCAACATTACCGTTGTAATGCGTAGCCCAGGTTCCGCCATTTAGTGTCGGATTTAAAAGCAACTGATAACGGCAAATATCACTAGAAGATGCAAGTAAGATGTTGACATCAGTAGGTAAAACTACAGAATCTAAACGATTTGAATTTAAACGGATAGAAGTAATTGGATAATTTGTACCTACAACTGGGCAAGAAATTGAGGCATAACCCGTGTCAACATTGTATCTACGGCTATAACCTTCATACCCTCCTTCTGAAACAACAGTACTACAGATTTGTTTTAATGTAGATGACGAGGCAACGGTCCCGGTGTTAAAGATTTCGTAGCGAAGCGGAAGAACTGCTGTTGTCATATAAGGTCTTGTTTCAATGTTATCGTGATCGAAACGATGTGCCATAACAAACGTTCCGTCAACAACAAAGCCGCAGCGAACACTGCCAACTCCCAACCACTCAATGTCCATCCATAGGATTTGAGTTTTGGTTACATCTATGGTTCCGCCAATTCCAGTACCGTCAAACTTGTCTGTATTCCACTGGGATTGCGGAATCCGTGTCTCTACCAGAGATCCGGAGGAATAGCTACGTTGAACAAAATAAAGTGTTGTTCCTTGCTGTTCTAAATAAATTCCATTCTGTGCTCCGTAATAACCGACACGTTGCGTTTGGTTTGTTTTGCCGGGAGCCATGGCAAATGTGCTCATAATGAGCAACGACTTGCCAGGTTGGTACGGGAATACACGTTTCGTTTCTCGTAGAACTGCATCGGTTGAACCCGTAGTGCAATTCAAATTGATCGTACTTTCATTGACAGCGTATGTTTTAGTTGCACTTCCTGTCAGTTGTGTATCCCATTTATCGTTTTCTTGGTAGCGATGTTGGCTGTCAAACAGGGTAAAAGGATTACTTACACGCAGTCGCCCAAACGCATCAACGGCAGGTGTTTTTGTGGAAGGTGAAGAACTTGTCGTTACCGTAATGGGCTGACCGGTGATGGCAACATTTGTCGGCGCATCATTGTACGGCGACATTTTAATGACCTCATACCTGACAAGGTCGGTATCAATGATAGTTGCCACGGTTCTACTGCTTATGTTCGCTCAGTTTAACTCTGTTTTGCTCCAGGTGAACAGCCTTAAACTAAATCCGTTGTTATTCTTCCTTTTGCCATGAAAGTCCGCGCAAAGTACAAGGGCGGTCCTTCTGAAATCCTAGAGTCCATCTTGTTCGAGGGCTACGAAATCAAGTCTCTACGCCACGGGAACACCAACCACGTCCTGTATCGTGCGCCGCGAAATGAGGACTTTGAGCCGTGCTGGACCATGGATTTGGAAACAGCCAAGAAGGGTGTCCTGAAGTGGAAAGAAGCCGGTTGTCCCGACCCCACAGCAGCAGGGTTGCAGGCCGTAGAATCAGTTGCAGTCTAAGTAAAGGAAATAGGGCCAGGGTGGTAAGACCGGTAATGACAGACCTCATGGACGATCTGGCCTACCAGATCCATGAGTACCTTTTGGAGGAGGCAACACCCTTCAAGGGCGGCTACCTGGTCCTTATTCCGATCACGGACATTGTTAAGAAATTCCAAAAAAATCACCGGACCATCAACCGTCGCATCTCTGCTCTCAAGGATGAGGGGTTGCTGGAGCCGCTGATCAAGAAGACCTACAGCACGCTGTACTGGGTCAAAGATCCCGACGAGGAGGAGAATGGCTGAACAGCATAATCCCGCTATTGACCTAGTAGATCTGCTCGGTTCCTTCACGGATAACGGCAGGTCACTGCGTTCATTCATCAACCACCCCCAGGAGTTGGCTATCTGTGTGCTGACTGCTGGGTTGATGGCGAATGGAAAGT